GGTCAATATGACAACTACTGGACTAAGGGCCGCGCCCCTACGCGCAATGTGTCCCTCATCAACTGTTGCTCGCCCGATGGGGAGCCTGTTCGCGTTAAGCTGTGGGATGCTGAGATGCCTGTGGTGCAGAATACCAATGTAAAACTGGTCAAGATACCAAAGTGGGTTTGGTTGCCGTATTTCTTGTTCCGTCGTTTGACGAATCCTAAATCTGTATAAGCCATGCTCGATCTTATCACAAATGCTCTAGGTGGCGGTGCGCTCGGTGTCTTGCTCCGCATCGGCAACGGCTTTTTCGACAACTACAAGTCGGCCCAAGAGCACAAGCGTAAGCTAGAGGAGGCACGAGTCATGGCTGAGATTGCCAGCGACAAGGCGAAATGGGATGCGTTCACGGCTAGTCAGCAAGCGGCCACGCCTCCCGACAACATCTCGCCGTGGGCTGCGAACACCATCACGCTTTTTCGCCCAGTCATCACGCTGCTCCTCCTCGTGCTCGTGACCATCGTTTTCTTTCGCGTCACCGTTTCCGAGCAAGCCGACATGATTGATGAAATTCAGTTCTGCGCGTTCAACTGCATCGGATGGTGGTTTGGCGATAGGATGACCCGCAAGAAATGAGCACGGAGCCCAAAGACTTTGTTGAGGTGGCTCGCCTCTGGAAAGAAACCGGATGGCTCACGGCTGTCATCGGTGGCGCAGGAATGACCGCGCGTTTGCTGGCGAATCCGATCAAAGGTGACGTCTGGGAATCCGTTCGACGCATCGTGATGGCCGCAATCGTCAGCTCAATCGCGTGGTTCGTCGTCGAGCAAATCGAGGTAAGCTCATTCGTGAAGGCAATTACCTACGGCGTTGCGGGCGTCATCTCTCCTGAGATTATCGACGGCATTACAAATTTAGCGAAGAAGTATTCCAAGAATCCGAGCAAGCTATTGAAGAAATGAACCCGAAGCTAATCACTGCTGCGCTCGCCGCAACTGTTGTCTGCTTTTCGGGCGTCGGAGTGATGACGGTGCAAAAGGTTTCGGAGAACATTGCGGCGAGCGACCGAGAGTTTGCGCTGACGAGTAACGTCCTGAGTCCGCTTTTCGACATTTACGGCTTGGCGATTGTGGACGGTCAGGCGAAGGCGAGCAAAAGACTGATCGACGGAAAAGAGTTTTGCGCTTCGCTGACCAAGTTGGAGAGCGAAGCCGAGCGACTAATCTTGGAGTTTGGTCAGCCTTCGGAACTCGTGGCGCAGCATAAACTCGTCAAAGCCTATTTGAAGAAAGCGCGCGAGGCGTGCGACAAGGGCGAAATCGAAACGCTGAACTCGCCGAGCATGACCGCAGAACTTTATGGCGTCATCGAGCCAATGACCGCGCTTATTAACAAGCTCTTGCTCGACAAGCTCACCGTCTCGCGCACGCACAAAGACGCCGCCGACTCGGCTTTGCTGACCTTTGAGCGGTTCGCCAGCGTCGCGGCTGGGCTTGGCATCGTGTTTGCGGTCGCGCCTTGGATTGGCAAGCGTCCGAAGATCGTAAAGAAGCGAGCCAAGCGGTGAGCGATTTTGACGTCCGTCGCACTAGCGATGGAACAAGTCATCACATTTGCAGCCTCGACCGGAGCCATTGACACCGAAGCCGGCGTCATCCGTGGCGTCTCGCTGATCACTAAAGGCCCAGCTCTCGGCCACGGCGTCATGATTGACGACAAGACCTTGGAGCAAGTGAAGACTGCCGCCGAGCAATACGCTGGCGGACTTAAGGTAAAGCTGAACCACTCTAGTGGCGCGGGCGACATTATCGGCTTTATCGACACGCTCCGCATCGATGGCGAGAAGCTACTGGGCGACCTGCACTTGCTGCAAAACTCTCCGCATCGCTCTTACATTTTAGAGATCGCTGACCGGATTCCTGACACGTTCGGGCTTTCCATCGCGTTCTCTGGCCCATCGGAAAAATCATCCGACAAGCTAACGACTTTGCAACGCTGCTCAGAAATCTACTCGGTGGACTTGGTGGATAGCCCTGCCGCAAACCCTAGCGGATTTTTTGCCCGTAAACTGAAACAACTTCAGAGCGGTGAAGTTGAGCAACCCGAAGCAAAAATCGAAATCGAACTTCCTATGAACGAAGAAATGAAAAAAGCCATCGAAGGCATGATTCAGTCTGCCATGATGGGCATGAATGATAAAATCGCTAAACTAGAATCCGCGCTTCCTCCTATCGAGGACAAGCCTGCCGCTATGAGCGCGCAGAATGAAGTCGTGCAACTCGCTGCGAACACCGCCGCGCTCGCTGCCGTCAAAGAATTTGCCAAGTCGTTCGGTGCGCCTGCCGCTCCCGTCGCCTCGGCTGAGGCTCCCAAGCCTGCCGTGCAATCGCAGAAATTCGAGGAGATCGTCGCCGCCAAAGCCTCCGAGCTGAAAGGCGACAAATCTGCCGCGATCTCGTTTGCTATCAAGAATCACGCTGACCTTTACGCCGCTTATCGTGCGCGCGTGCAAGGCGGCGAAATCGTTAAACTCTAATCCTATAACCTAACATGGCTACTTCATTCAACAACACTGGCACGTTCGTGGCTAATGCGGCTATCACCGCGTTCCGCCTCGTGTCCATTTCCGCAAATCGTGGTGTCGGTCTTGCCGCTACCGCTTCGCTTCCTGACGGCGTTGCCGTCATCGACGCCGCCTCTGGCGATCAAGTCACCGTTCAATTCCTCGGTGGTAACACCGTCAAAGCGACCTTGCTCGCTGGCCCCGTGACCGTTGGCGATACGCTTTTCAGCGTCGCTTCCGGCCAAGTCGCCATCACTGGCACCGTCACCGTTGGCAAATCGCTGACCACCGCGTCTGACGCTGGTGCGATCATCGAGATGCTGCCTAAGAACATCTAATCTCAACAATCTACTAAACTAACATGTATACTAATTCTGCTGCAATCTTCCGTGGCGACATCGCTGGCGTGCTCGAACAAGCTAAGGACTGGGAGTCCGGTTTGATCGGTACGGCTGTGATGCCCGTCCTCAACGTTCCTGTCCGCGCTGGTCAGTATCCGTCTTTCGTTCTGAAAGAAGGCCAACTGCTCAAGTCCGAGGTCAAGAACCGCGCGCCTTACAGCACCTACGCTCGCGGCACGCGTTCTTTCAATCAGGACACCTACACTGCGCTCGAATACGGATACGAGGAAGCAGTCGACGATACCGTAACTCTCGACGTTGCTCGATTCTTCGACGCCGAGACGATTGCCGCCAAGCTCGCTAAACGTAAACTGCTCCTCGCTCACGAACTCCGCGTCGCTGGCGCGATGTTCAACAGCTCGAACTTCACCTCGACGAACTCTGCCACGGCTTACACCACGGCAAACATCGCCACCTTCGACGCAGCTGCCGACGTTCAAGACGCGCTCGACCGTATGCTTTCCAAGGGCGAATCCACGAGCAACTGCAAGGTCGTGATCCCATTCCCAGTCTGGACGCGCCTGCGCGCCTCTACTAAATTCCAGAACCGCTTGCGTGGCACTGGTTTAAGTAGCGACACCATCCTCAACGCCTCGACGCAAGCTGCTGCCGAAGTGTTCGGCGTTGCCGAAGTGTTGATCGGTCGCGCTGCCTATGACTCCGCTCCCGAAGGCGTGGCATTCAGCTCCAGCAACGTCTGGGCGAACACCTACATCTGGGTCGGTAACGTCACCGAGGCCTCCGCTGGCTTCTTCGGTGGTGGCGCTGGCTTCACGCTCAACTGGTCTGAATACGGCCCAGCCATCGGCGTCAGCACCTACCGCGACGAGTCGATCAAATCGAACATCGTCCGCGCTTCGCACTACACCGCCGAGAAGGTTGTGAACACGAACGCTGGTCAGCTCATCGCTACCCAATACAGCTAATCCTTAAACGGATTTTAGTTCTAAAGCCTCACGCCTAACCGCGTGGGGCTTTTTGTTTTGACGGTTCGCGCGCCTTCTATTGACCGAAGCAAAACACACGACCATGACGATCTCACTCTGCGTAATTTGTGGCAACGAGGCGCACCACATCGAGGCAATGCTCAAATCGTTCGTCGGACTGATCGACGAACTCTCACTCGTCCGCGCCATCGGCTCAAAGGAGCCGGACAACACCGAGCGAATTGCGCGCGGGTGGTGCATCGAAAACGGCGTCAATTTCGTTTTCAGCGAGTATCACAACGGAGTCACGGCGCAGGCTTGGAAGCACGTCGATTCGTTCGCCAAGGCACGCAATCAGGCTTTCGCGTATGCGACCGGCGATTGGCTAGTCTGGGCGGACTGCGACGACGTCTTGGCCGAAGCCGACGATCTCAAAAGCAAGCTCGCCGAACTCTCCGAGGAGGTGCTGATGGTGCGCTGTCCTTACGACGTGCGCGGCACCGGAAAGAAGCTGCAACGCGAGCGGTTCATCCGTCGCAGCGCGTTTCAATCTGGGCGTGTCTGGCATCACGACGTGCACGAAAACCTTCTGCTGTTGCCCAACGACCGTCACGTCGAATGGTCGACGCCGGTCTGGAGGCATGAGCCAGCTTGCATAAAACAAGATAACCGCAAGCGTAACCTTGCTATTCTAGGTCGCAGCGTAGGCGAAGCGGCGACCCAGTATTTTTATATCCACCAAGAGCACTACTGCTCCGGCAATAAACCAGCCGCCGAACAGTTCGGGCGCATCGCGCTTTCGTTTCCGAACCTCGATGACTCTTTCCGGTACGAGGTTCAGCTCAACCTTGCGCGCATCTCGGCGAGTCGTCGCGAGTCCATGCAGTTCGCAATGGGAGCGCACGGCGTCTTTCCGTGGTGCCGCGAAGCCATCGCCTCAATTATCATGCTGGCGTTTGAGAAGAACGACGGCAAGCGCGCGGCGTGGTGGGCGTCTCGGATGCTGACCTTGCCCGAACCGGCGCAGAAAGATCGTCCGTGGACGCACGAATCGAAGTGGTACGGCTGGGCTGGGCATGATCTCGCCGCGCGTGCATATCGCTTGGCTGGCATGGTGGCGGACGCGAACGCGCTCCAACTGGTTTATCATAAGCACACCGAGCCGACCATCCGCATCACGCAAAAGACGCTCGGCAACTCGACGCGTTCTGTTTCATTCCGCGACGCTTGGCTCTCGACCGCGGCACGGCCTGAAATCGTCGAACACTATTTCCAGATCAAGGCCGACGACGCCGAGACGTTGGCGATGGCGAAGCAGTTCTTGCATTACGTCGGCGAGCCTACTGAAACGCCTCGCGCCGTGATTCGCGTGAACGTCGAGGACGGCATGGTGCCGCCGAACAACTGGGACGAACGCGTGCTGACGTGCGGAGAAACCGTGATTGATGCGGAGAACATCGAGCGAATCCTTGGAGCTAAAAAGCCATGATTCCAGAACCCGCAATCGTCGTCTGCACGAAGAACGCGCGTTGCCTCGACGTGATGAGAGCGTCGATCAAAGCCTACGTTCCGCACGGCATCCGCACCTACGTTTCGCACGGACTCGGCCCGACCTTCGGCGAGGCTTACAACGAGGCGGCGCGCATCGCGTTCAAGGAACACGATCAACTCGTGATCTGCAACGACGACATTGTTTTCACTCCGACGACGTGGGCAAAGCTCATGGGCGACGTGAAATTACTTCGCGAGCATTATCCAGACCTCGGCTGGGTGGCGACTCGCTCGGACTACGCGCGCGGCGAACAGAACATCCGCAGCGGACGCGGGCAAATTGACTTCCTGCGGTTCACGTCGGAGCGAAACATTATTCAAGCAAGCGTCATCGCGCCAATCTGCGCGTGGATTCACCGCGACGCATGGGTGGATTTCCCTCCGCTCAACTGGTTCTCCGACGACGTGCAATGCCTCGACATGAAGCGACCGCATTTTATCTCGCGCGCCTACGTTCACCACGTTGGAAGCCAGACCTGCGGCAACGACGCCAAGAAGTGCATGGACGACGCCGAACCTTGGTTGCGCGAGAATCGGCCCGAGTTGCACGCGCGGTGGTATTTAACGAAAGGCGCATAAGTATGGCCGCAGTCCGAGACTTTGACCCGACTCAGATCAATGCAGATTTCTCCGCAATCTTGGAGCAAGCTGGCATCGCGTTCACCTACCAAGGCAACAGCATCACTGGCGTCTGGTCTGCCTCGCGCGACGCGTTCGCAGACTTTGAAGATCAGCGCCGCGACGATTCCAAGTTCACCGTGTTTCTTTTGACGACGAGCGTGAGCGCGACGCCGAAGGTCACGCAGACGCTTTCGCGCGCGGGCATTACCTATTTCATCGAACGCGTGACGCTCGACGCCGAGGGCGCGGGCTGCGAAATCGGAGTTTGCAAAGCGATATGATTTTTATCGGAACAGATACGACGAAGCTGGATTTCGCATTGGCGCGTCTAGCTGCTGCTGCAAACGTCGATCTCGGTTTAGTGATAAAGCAAGAGGGCGGAAATCTCGCAAAAACTATCATGCAAATCACTCCTCCGACTGGCGAGAAAACCAGCGGAGGTGATATGGTTCGCATGGTTGGCGGTGGATTTATTCAAAAAGCAAAGGCCAGCGGACTCAGCAAAAACGCGCAGCAACAAGGAGAGAACGCAATCAAAGGCGATTTGTTTGGTGGAAAAAATCTAGGCAAGGAAGTAAACATCGGTTTATTCCAGCGCATCGGTAACTCAAAAGAGATTCCGCCAAAGAGAAAACGAAGCGAATTTGCTTACATCAAACTTGGTAACGAATTTGAAAACAACAAGCGCATTGGTATCTATCGAAAGTTTTGGAGAGAAGGTGCTTCAATTTCCGAAATGGAAACGTGGCACAAGCAAAACTTAAATTCTCGCGGACGACCAAAAGCAGTTTCACGCAGCAAAGTTGGACGCTGGCAGGTTCAAGATCAGATGTGGATTTCAGATCAATCGGCTGATGCTTATTTAAAATACGTTCAAGCAAAAGTCGGCTGGGGAAAAGCTGGTTTCGCGTCTGCTGCGTTGTCTTGCGGTATTCGCGTTCCCGCATGGATTCGTAAATTCTCGTCAAAGGCCGGTCGAGTTCAGTCGAATTTCAAAACCAATCCTTATGTCATTGCCTCAACTTCTGGGAATAAGATTCCCGATTTGCAGCGCGCGGTTGATAGTGCGTTTCGTATTCGTGAAAAAATCACTCTCTCAAAAGTGAACGCGATTCTTGTCAATCGAGCCGTGAACTTAGGCTTTGCCAAAATTTCATCCTCTGGAGTCGTGACCTATAACAAAGAAGCATGAGCACACGCACAAACATTCGCAACGCCACAGCAACCGCACTAACGTCCGCTCTAGTCGTGCCAACGGCGAACATCCTGCGCGGGCGCAACAACACGCTCGCGAGCATTAGCTTTCCATCTGCCGCCGTCTATGCCGTCACCGAGCAAATCGAAGTTCGCACGCTCGGCCCAAGCAACCGCACGCAGTACCGCCAGCTTCAACTCGTCGTCGATTACTTCACGGCAGAGAGCGGCACTTACCTTATCGACGATCTTTTCGACACTGGCTCCGCTGCCGTCGAAGCGGCAGTCTTGGCTGACGTTACGCTCGGCGGCGCTTGCCAAGACCTTCATTTGACGAATGTCGAATATGTGATCGAGCCTGACGAGTCATCTCGTTGGGGAAGTGCTCGTCATACCTTTAACGCAATTTATCTAACAACTGACTAATATGGCTACCAAACTTGGCCGCGATGGCCTTATCAAAATCTCGACCACCACCATCGGTGAACTCCGCAATTACTCGCTCTCGCACTCCTCTGACACCGTCGAGGACAGCGTGATCGGCGACGTCTATCGCACGCGCCAAGGCTCGATGAAGACTTGGTCTGCATCTGGCGATCTCTACTGGGACGAAGCCGACGCCGGCCAACTCCTGATCACCATCGGCTCGACCGTTACGCTCAACCTTTACCCAGAAGGCGCGACGTCCTCCGACGTTTATTACAGCGGCTCGGCTATCGTCACGAAGTTCGACGTGTCGGCCAGCTTTGACGGGCTGGTCGAAGGCTCGATTGCCTTTGAGGGCAACGGCGCGCTCTCGACCCTTACCGTTTAACGCTAGGAAAAACACAAAACAAAACACACATGGAAGCCATTGACCTCGTCCGCGAACACTTCAACAACCTCGGCACTAAACGAATCGAAGTTCCTGAATGGAAACTCGTGATCTTCTCGTCGCCAATGACCTTGGCCGAAAAGAACCGAGTTTATAAAAAGTCTCAGAACAACGATATGGATTTGCTCGTGGACATTCTGATTATGAAGGCCACGGACGAGAGCGGTAAGAAGCTGTTCACCATCGAGCACAAACCAACCTTGCTTAACAAGGCCGACAGCAACGTGGTTGCTCGCGTCGCCAATGAGATTCTTGCGGACAGCTCCGCGAAGCTCGACGACTTAAAAAACTAATCGGCGGCGATGAAGGTGCCGACCTCCTCGCCGTCTATGCCATCGCTGAACGTCTCGGCAAATTCGCTCACGAAGTCCTCGCAATGCCAGCCGACGAAATGAACGGCTGGCTTGCTTATATTAACCACCAAAATCGACTGAGAAAACAACATGGCAGCTGAAGCTACATTTACACTCAGGGCGGTGGACGCAACGCGTCAGGCTTTTGCGAGCGTGCAAAACTCGCTGCAAAAAATTCATGGAACGACGAGAAGCATTTCGCTGGGTCTTAAAGGATTCTTTGGTCTCGGTGCAGTTGTTTCTATGGGCAGAAGCCTTAACACAACTCTCGAGGACATTGAGGCTAACTCCAAAAAGTTTGGTTTAAGTTCCGAGGAAGTTAATAAAGTAACACGCGCAACCGGAGCGGTTGATGACGTAATGAACTTTTTTAAGGGAACAATCGTTGGAACGATTAACAAAGTTTTAGATTTAAAGGATGCGTTAATGGGTGTTTCAAAAGCCCAAGCATTTTCTATTGCTGATAAAATTCTACTAGATCGCGATCTTCCAAAAATTGAAGATGCGAAAAAACAAATGGATGAATTGAAAAAGAGTTTTGATGCAATCGGTCAAACTCCTGCTCAAAAGTTTCAACAGCTATTCAAGACTTTTCAAGAAATTAAAGGAAGGCCAAGCGATCCGGCAAAAAGCTCTCAGTTAAATGCTTTAGAAAAAGATTTAGAAATTCAAAGATTAATTAACGATCAGCGAACTATTGCGACAGATCAATTCGATCAATATACAAAAGCTGTTTTAGATCATAACAAAATTTATGATGAATACAATTTTTCGTTAAAAACCGAAAAAGAACAGCAAATGCAAATTGAAGGGCAGTTGCGTAATTTAATAACATTGCGACGTGCAGACGAAGATTTGTTGAAAAATTTTGATCCTGCAAAAGCAACTGTCGCTCAACTTGAGGCAATGGATCGGATGCTTATTGCACTTCCTAAAATCAACGAACTACTTGCAAAAAGAAAAGTCATTGAAACCGATCTTCAAGTTATAGCAAAAAATGCTGGAGATATAATTGCCTCTGGTTTTGAAGATGCAATTTTTAGCGGTCAAAAACTCAGCGAAACGATCAAAGCAATTGGCATGGATTTGCTTCGTATGGTTTTTCAACATACCATCACCGCTCCTCTAGCAAAAGGAATCAGCACCGCAATTTTGGGTATGCGCGCTATGGGTGGCCCAGTCTCGGCAAACAGTCCTTATATCGTCGGCGAAAAAGGCCCAGAACTATTCGTGCCACACGCCAGCGGCTCTATCGTTTCAAACTCCAACATGAACCAAGGAGGCGGCTCCGCTGGCCCTTCGATCAATGTGAACTACAACATTGCCGCTGGCGTCACGCGCAATGAACTTGGCCCGATCTTGGAACAAGAACGTCGTCGCCTTAAAGCCGAGATTCCTGATATGGTTCGACGTGGTGGCGCGTATCGTTCAGCCTTCGCCTAATCCTCATGGCTATCTCCTATCCACTCACGCCGCCCGCTGCGCTTGAAGCCTCGCGCCTATCAATGACTGGGATGAGCGCGATCTCGCGCAACATCTCACCGTTCACGATGCAGGTGCAACAATACAACTGGTCTGGTCAAGGCTGGCTTGGAACAGTTGAATGTCCGCCAATGACGCGCGCTGCTGCGGAACAGGTCGTGTCATTCCTGCTCATGGCCCAGCGCGGCACGTTCTACTTTCAAGACTTCGCAAACCCGACGCCACGCGGAAACGTGACCGGCACTCTCACTGTGTCCTCGGCTACGGCCAACGGAACGACTCTCGGCATCAGCGGCGCAACCGGCTCCTTCGCTGCGGGCGATTGGCTGCAAATCTCGACTTCGCTTTACAAGGTCGTGCAAGTAAACTCGTCGTCATCGGTGGACGTGTTTCCAGTCTTGCGCTCATCCTACGCTGGCGGAACCGCGATTACTTACAACAACGCCAAGGGCGTGTTTCGTCTTACAGATACTTCTACGCAGTGGAGCATCGACACGGCCAAGTTCTACGGCGTTTCGTTTAACGTGATGGAGGACGTCGCGCAATGAGTATCACCACCGCAGGACGCTCTCTAAGCAACGACATGACGACGCAGGTCAGCGCGTCGCAACTCTCGCCGATCATTCTCGCGTCGCTTGCTTTTCAGACTCCGCTCAATCTTTGGAGCGGTTACGGCACGATCACTTATAGCGGCACAGGCTATCTCGGCATTGGCACGCTCGGCACGATCTCGCCAGTCGAGGAGACGACCGACCTTGCTGCCCGTGGTATCTCGATGCAGTTGTCAGGCGTGCCGACCGCTTTGATTGCCGTAGCTCTTACCGAGAACTACCAAGGCAAGGCTTGCTCGATCATGTTTGGCGCGCTCGATTCCAGCGGCTCGCTTGTCTCGACTCCGATCACGATCTTTTCTGGTCGCATGGATGTCATGTCGATTAACGATGACGGACAAAACGCGACCATTGGCATGACTGCCGAAAATAAGCTCGTGGATTTTCGGCGTCCGCGCGAGGTTCGTTATACCGACGAGGAGCAGAAAAACCTTTACCCGATAGACAAGGGCTTGGAGTTCGTGAACTCGATTCAAGAAAAACAAATTTATTGGGGCAACGCAAAACTCGCAGCTCCAGTTGATGATAACAGTGGTGGAAATTACGGCCCGACAACTTACGATTAACGATGCCGACTCGCTGTGAAAACTGGCCCGAAGCTCTCGCCGCCTACATCGACCGCAAACGCAACGAGCCTTTCGCTTGGGGCGTGAACGATTGCTGTTTGTTCGGTGCTGACTGGATTCAGCTTTGCACCGGACTCGACCCAGCGGCGACCTTGCGCGGCACTTATGACCGTGCGCTTTCTGGCGTGCGCGTGCTAGAAAAAAACGGTGGGCTGATCGGAACTATTCAAATGCAAATGGAGCCGCTAGGATTCAAAGCAATCGGCCAAGGATTTGCTGCGCGCGGCGACATTGTAATTTTCGACACAGGAAATGGAGACTCTGCTGGAATAAACCTCGGAAATCATTCGGCGTTTGTTTCTAAAAACGGTCTGATCTTTGCACCAAACGCAGAGATTAAAAATTCAATCTGCTGGAAAATCTAAACTACAATGGCTGAATCAATCGCAATTTGGCTTTTCACTGCTTACGCTACTGCCACTGGCACCACAGTTGTTGTCAGCGCAACGACTTTAGCGTTCGTTACTGGCGTTGTAACTTTCGTTGCGGTCACCGCAGCTTCGATGGCCGCATCAAAACTACTGGCTCCAAAGCCTCCGAGTTTTTCTGACTCATCATTAACTAATCGCTCTCAGATGGTGCGCTCTCCGATTTCGGCGCGCAACATGGTTTATGGTCGTTGTCGCGTTTCTGGAACCATCGTTTATTTGTCCACGACCGGAAGCAAAAATGAATGGCTTCACATTGTTGTTACGTTGGCCGGCCACGAGATCGAGGAAATCGAGGAGGTGTATTTCAACGACGAACTCGTGCCGCTCGTCAGCAACACGCCGACCGGATTTTACAACGGCGTCGCACGCGTAAACAAGCATCTCGGCGTGAGCGGTCAGACGGCGGATACCGATCTAATCAATGACACGGCCAGCCTGACGGACGGCAAGTGGACGAGCGATCACAAGCTTTCTGGCATCGCTTACGTTTATGTCCGCCTCACTTGGGACACAGAGAAATTTCCGTCTGGTATTCCGAACATCTCGGCGGTCATCAAAGGCAAAAAGGTTTACGACCCACGCACGACGACGACGGTTTACTCGGCAAACGCCGCGCTGTGCTTACGCGACTATCTCACCGACTCGGCGCTCGGCATGGGATTAACCTCTGCCGAAGTGGACGACACCGCGATCACCGCAGCCGCGAACATCTGCGACGAGCAAGTGCAGATTCTTCCGCTCTCTCCGACGACCTACGAAAACCGCTACGAGGCGAACGGCGTCATCGCCACGAGTGCGTCGCCCGACGAGAACATCGGCAAGCTGCTCTCAGCGATGGGCGGACTCATCGCATACTCCGGAGGCAAGGTCGTTCCTTACGCTGGCGGCTATCGCATCCCAACGGTGACGTTTACCGAAAAGCACTTCGTCGGCCCGCTAAACATCCAGACGCGCACGAGCGCGCGCGACCGCGTAAACTCGGTGAAAGGCGTTTACGTCAGCGAAGGCAACGGCTGGCAAGTGTCGGACTTTCCGACGATCTCGTCGGCGACCTACGTCACGAACGACAACAACACGCGCTATTACCGCGACGTTGTGCTGCCGTTCACGACCTCGTCATCCTGCGCTCAACGCTTGGCCGTCATCGAGCTGCGCCGCGCGCGCGAAGAAATCACATTCACCGCCCGCTTTCGTCTTGAAGCGATGCAAGTTCGCGCGGGCGACACGGTCATGATCACCAACGCAAAGCTCGGTTGGTCGTCGAAAGTTTTCGAGGTGATGGAGTGGCACTTTGCGACTGACGGAAATCCTCCGCAGATATACATCGACATGACGCTGCGCGAGACCGCGTCGTCGGTTTATTCGTGGAGTGTTTCAGACGATCAAATTTACGTTCCAGACGCACCCAACACCACGTTGCCGAATCCGTTCACGTTGTCCGCGCCTTCCGCTCTCGCGCTGACCGCAGACGGCACCACGCAATTCATCCAAGCCGACGGCACCGCGGTTCCGCGCATCAAAGTAAAGTGGACGCCGCCAGCCGAGGAGTTCATCCAAAGCGGTGGCGCCGTCGTCATCGAATACAAGCCGAGCACGAGCACGACCTACCTAACGTGGAGCCGAGTCGAAGGCGCGCAGACCGAAGATTACATCAGCTCCGACGTGAAGATCGGCACCAACTACGACGTGCGAATCTTCGGCGAATCGTATTTCAAGATCAGCACGAGCTACGTCACTAGCTCGGTCACGGTCGCGCCTGACACGACGCCGCCAGCGACTCCAACCGGACTGACGGCCATCGCCGGAACTGGGCAAATCATATCACTCGACTGGGACGACAACACCGAGCCTGACTTCGGCGAGTACGGAGTTTGGCGTAACACGAGCAACGATTCCGGCGGCGCGACGAAGATTGCCGAGACGCGCGCGAGCCGATTCGTGGACGTCAATCTCACGCTCGGCACGACGTATTACTATTGGATTTCAGCCTACGACCGCAGCGAGAATCAAAGCGCAAAGAGCACCGGCGCGAGCGCGACCGCGGTGGCCGTGACCGCTGGGCAAACTGACAGCACGCCGCCAGCCGACCCAAGCGCGCCAACGGTAAACACGACCGGAACTTACTTGAGCGGCGACGGAACCACGCTCGCCCGTATCGTAGTCAATGTGCCAGCGTTCACAACGCGCTGCGTCATCATGAACGTGCTTTACCGCAAGAGCGGAACGGCGGGATGGATTGTCGCAGACCAGCGCAGCACCGGCGGCAGCACGTCCTCAATCGACGATCTAACGCCGAACGTGACTTACGAAATTGCCGTTCAAGCGTTCAGCGCGTTCGGCATCGCAAGCAACATCGTAAGCGGTGGTACGCAGACCGCGCCGAACAACTCGACGGCTCCTGCTACTCCGAGCGGTTCAGGTCTGACGAACGTCGGCGTTACGCCAAAGCTGATCGAGAGTACCCGTCAGTATTACTTTGGCTCACGCGCTTATTGGAACGCAAACACCGAGACTGATTTTGATCACTACGAAATCAAAGCGACCGCGACAAACAGCAGCAGCGCGACAGACTACAACTGGTTTGGAGAATCCGGCGTCAATGGTTTGGTTTTAACCAAGGCAACGACGATGTGTTTCTACAACACGTTTCCGACGAGCGGATTCACTTTCTTGCGCGCGGTTAATCGCAGCGGCGTCGCGTCGTCTTGGGTTTATCTTGGATTCTGCGCCGACAATGCAGCGTATGGAGCGGGCGACATCTCATCACAAGATCGAGACGACGTGACCGTGAGCGGAATCAAGACTGGTGCGACCGCTGCATCGAGCGTGCGCCAAGTCGCCGCCGTGTTTCAAGCATCGCACGTCGTCGCGCTCTCAGGTGGTTCGCCAACAGAGACGTTCTCGGTGGACATTTCAAACCGTGGATTCTCGACCAAGCCAGACGTGGGCGTCGGCGGTTGCGTCAATGCTGACCTGCTCACGGCTTACGATTTCGACAACGGCTCAAATAGTTCCTCGACTGCTTACGTTCGCGCCTCGACCTTGGACGGTAGCAACATTGGTGCAGGCAATTACCGGTTCAATCTCGACTTCACCGAATACAATTAATCATGGCTCTCCAAAAAACAATCGCTCTGCCGTCCGGTATCTCTGGCAATTATATTCGCCTCACGTCGTATCGCTACGACCGTTCAACGCTGGAAGCGTCGGCGATCTTCGCGCTCTATCTCGACGCAGCACACGCGCAGGCCGGTGCCGATTACCTCGTGCCAGTCATCGCCAAGCTGCGACTCAGCGGCGCGAAGTTCACGCAGTATCTCGGAGCGGCCGCACTCGCTGACCACCAAGTCCTCGCTCAACTCTACGTTGCAGCCAAGGCCGAGACGTTGCTTGCTGGCGGTGGGCTTACCTCGATCGACCTAAGCGACGCACTCGATGTCTAAAGGCGCACAACGCTTCATCGTCGTCAGCGACAATCATGGCGACATGGCTGATGAGGCGAGCGTCGGCGCACTCTGGTCGTTCATGAAAGAGTGGAAGCCTGAGATACGCGTCCACGCTGGCGACAACTACGACTTCCGCAATCTACGCAAGGGCGCGAGCGACGAGGAGAAAGCCGCATCGCTGGCCGACGACTGGGAGGCGGGCAACGATTTCCTGCATCGCTTCTTCGACGGCGGCACGAGCAATCATTTTCTGCGCGGCAATCACGACGAGCGAATTTATGACTTTGCTGGCAACGCGACTGGCGTGATTCGCGACTACGCCAACGACGGCATCAAACAGCTAGAGGCGACGGTGAAGAAGTGCCGCGCGAAGATGCTGCCTTACGATTCCGATCTCGGCGTGCTCGATCTCGGCAAGCTCTCGGTGCTGCACGGATTCCATGCGGGCGTCGGCGCGTGTCGAACGCACGCGGCAATTTACGGCAACGCAATTTTCGGCCACGTTCACACCATCGAGACGGCGTCCGTGGCATCGCGCGAACCCGCCGAGGCGCGCAGCATTGGTTGCCTCTGCAAACGCGACATGGATTATGTGAACAAGAAAACCGGAAAGCTACGTTGGGCGCAGGGCTGGGCGTACGGTCTTTTATTTCCAGACGGCACCTATCAGCTTTTCCAGACACGAAACATCGGAGGACAATTTTATGCCGCGACAGAAATCAAAACCTTCGCCGCTTAACTGGGCGCACGAACTGCGCGAAGTGCTCACCGCGAAAACGCGCGAGCCAAAAGGCGAAGGCTGGATGACGACGGAGGAGTTTGCCGAGTCGCTAGAGATAGCCATCGGCACCGCGCACAAATACCTTCGACGCGGACTCGCTTCGGGGCATCTGGAAAAGTTCACCGGCACCGCAATTTCTCCCGCAGGAATCAGGATTCAGACGTGGCATCGGCCAGTTATGGTTAAGAAAGAAAAGTCATAAGTCTTTGATTATCAAAGGCAACGGGCAGCGTTGAGAAAGATAAGAAGAAAAGTCTTCTAATCAGGACGGAGTTGTGATTTGGTATTCACATCGAAGGGAATTAACCCTGAGAGAAAAAACCAAAACATGAAAACGATCAAATCAGAACAAGTTCTCAAAGCCCGCAGCATTACGGATTACGACTGCATCTTTTCGGTTCAAGTCTTAGAGCGCAAAGGTTCATTCGTAACCGTTAAAGCTCAAGGCAACGTCAGCCGCATGAAGGTTTATTCCGACAGCTTAGGCGAATACATTTACGGCTTGGGCAAGTATTCGATGGCTCCGATTTTCCGTGCTATCTAATCAAACGCGCCGAAGTCACTAAGGCGCATTTTTTTTAATGAACTCCACCACCGCACTCACCCACGCTCTAGTCCTCGCGCTGCTTGCGCCCGACCAAGCTCGCGCCGACAAGGCCGTTGCTCTCGCCGAATCAATCGCCGCAGACTGCACCGCAAAACAAATCGCCCAAGCGAAACGCAACGCAGCTAAACTCGCAAAATGAAATCCACTCTCCTCCTCCTCGCGCTCACTCTCACCGCCCAAGCCGCGCCCGATGCTTCTTTCTTCCGCGCTCTGCACATCGTCGAGACAAGCGGCAAGCTCGGCCCGACAATCGGCGACAACGGCAAGGCACTCGGCCCGCTTCAAATCCACCGCGGTTACCACGCCGACAGTCGCGTTGCCGGTGACTACTCGCGGTGCGCCGATCTCGATTACTCGAAGCGCGTCGTGACCGCTTACCTTAAACGCTACGCGCCGAAGGCTTGGGCTGCGGGCGACGTCGAAGTGCTGGCCCGCGTGCACAACGGGGGCTTGAAAGGTGCGACGAAACCAGCAACCAAGGGTTACGGCGTGCGCGTCAAAGCCTTAATGAAAAAATGAGCCGCCCAAGCAACCCGCGCAACCGCCCGCGTATTATCTCGGCAATCAATCGAGGCGAGTCCATGAAGGTCGCAGCCTACGAGCTGGGCATCTCGACCGGCTACGCCTACCGCATCGCGCAAGACCTCGGCTATGTCGCGCGGCTGGTGAACACTTCCGAAATCAAACTCTTGCAGAAACTCAGAAACAAATGACACCCGAACAACACAACGAAATTCTCGTCGAGCTGCGCGCAATCCGTGCCGCTCTCGAAACCAAACCACGCGCGGTCGCCACGGCACCGAGCACCAGCACGTCGAGCGCAACGTCGCTCCCGCCACCCGACCAAGTGATCGAAGGCGCGGCCAGCGTAACGGTTCACTTCGGCAAGAATAAGGGCGTGGCGATTGGCTCGCTCACCGAGAAACAGCTTCTCTGGTATGGTGCAGACCGTGAGCCTCAGTTGAAAAATGACGGCACGCCATTTCCTCCGCGCGCCGAGGACACGCTACTCAAGAACGCTTGCCGCACGCTCTGGCACGACCGAGTCGCAGGAGCCGCGACCTACGTTGCCGCGAGCGCGCCAACCGGAAGCGACGAAGTGCCGTTCTAATTTGTCGCCGGTAACGACGTAAACCAGAACCCTCCGACGGCGCTCGTGCCGGTGCGAAAATACGCGAGCAACAATTTCCCAAAAGGAAAACCGCCCACCGACTTAACGATGGGCGGCAAAACACAAAACAAAACAGAACCGATAACACAATGGACACGAACGTAAAAACTGAAACTCAAGTCGCGGTTCAAGACACCGCTCCGAAAGCTCAAATCAGCTTCGGCAATCAGGGCGTGCAACTCGCCAGCATCGACGAGGCTTTCCGCTTCGCCAAGGCAGTCGTCGCAAGCGGCTTCGCTCCGCGCGGCATGGAGAAACCGGAGAGCGTTATGATTGCGATTCAGCTCGGCATGGAGCTAGGCCTGACGCCAATGGCCGCGCTGCAAAACACGGCGGTCATCAACGGACGGCCCGCGATCTACGGTGACGCCGCTCTCGCTCTGGTTCGCGCCAGCGGCCAGCTCGAAAGCTACGCCGAGCAAGAGATCGGCGAGGCCGGCAAAGATTCGCACGGCTACAAGATCACTGTGAAGCGCAAAGGATTCGACGCCGCCTCGGAGACGTTTACGACCGCCGACGCCAAGAGTGCGAAGCTCTGGGGCAAGGCTGGCCCTTGGTCAGACTTCCCGAAACGGATGCTCAAGTTCCGCGCTCGCGGCTTTATCCTTCGTGATCAGTTCGGCGACATTCTGAAAGGCTTACGCACAGTCGAGGAAGCGCGCGACATCGCGCCCGAGATTAACGTGACGCCGCTCGCCGAGAAAGTCGCAGGCGGATTGAGCGACGCGATTGGAGGTGCGGCATGAGCACACCAATCGATGATGGTGGGCCAGCGTTTCCTCGCGCAGGATTTCTTTCAGAGATTGAAACACCCGAGCAAGTAATCGCCCAGTATGAAAACAAACCCGAACAGGGCATGACCTTGCGAGATTACTTTGCTGGTCAGGCTTTAGCTGGCATCCTTTCGTCTGACAACAAACCAGAATGTGACGACAGAAAAGCCGAATGGGCATATAGTCTAGCCGACTCCATGCTATTCTTTCGCAAGGAGGCCAACACATGAACGTCCTTGGCCAAGCCATCC